CTATTGCGCGCAGGTCGGCTATCAGGCGCGGCTCCTGGTGGTTGCCGGTGTCGAACAGGCGCAGCATCCTGCCATCAAAGTCGGCTGGTTTTGCCCAGCGAAAACTAAGCCACAGGTAGCGGTCGCACTCGTGGCCAATCTCAGATGCGCCTAAATGCGGGCGGCCCTGCCGGTCGGCGGCTTTCTCGTAGCTCTTGAAAATGGCGGTTCTAGTGCTGTTTTGCGGTTCTGGCAGTTCCATGATTCCTCCGATGACGCCGGGGCGTTGCCGCCCCAGCGGGTTTGTTACTTCTTCGCCCAGGGGGTTGCGGTTGCAACCTTGCCTGTCGCAAAGCCTGCCGGTGCCGCGGGTTTGGCTTTCGGCGCCGGGGCGCTGACCGCTTGGCTGTAACCCTTGATGCGGTTGGTTTGCTGGCCGCTCATTGGGTTGAGTTCCTGGATCACATCAACAATAAGCGGGCGGTCGTGCAGCTCCTCGCTGTCCTGCGGCACGAGGATGCCGACGCAGTGACAGATGGCCGACAGCTCGCGCTCGGCAATGCTCACCGCGGTCGCGTTGGGGTTGACCAGGTTGAGTCTCGACCAGAGTTTGCGCCCTTCGTGCTGGCCACCGACAACGGTGAAGGTCAGTTGCAAATACTGGCCGGTCCCTGCTTTGGTATCTTTCATCTCGCTTTCCGAGATAATGGCTTCGTACCTGCCGGGCGGCAGGGCGTCAAACGACTGTTGCGGTTCTACATTTTCAGCATTAAAATTTAAAGCGGCCATGATTACTTTCCTTTAGGTTGGTTGGTTGTGGTCGTCATTGCTTCTGCCAAAGCTGACCAGTCCAATGGCAGTAATTCTGGTAATGAGTAGCGATTTTTGGCAAGGTAGGCCGGTTTTTCAGACGTATGCAGCAGGCGCTCGCCGGTGCTAATCCCGCGGCTTACTTTGTTGTTGAATCCTACATCGGCTGATTTAACGATCGTCTTATAATTGGCAAAGCCAACGATGTCGCACCATTCCTGCACCAGGGCGCTGCTGCGCGCTTGCAGCTTGGGCTGGTAGCGTTCATACGGCTCCACTTCTGGCGAGTCAAACCGCTTGATCTCGCAGTGCGCCAGCAGAATGCTGGCCATGCCTTTAGCACGCAGGGCGGTCAGATCTTCGAGCACCTTGCGCCAGAGATCCGCGGCAATCACGGCGCCTTTGCCGTAGGCCAGATCCTTAGCTTCATATTGGCCGTTGATTTGTTCCCATATCAAATTGTCTAGCCAGTCGAGAGAGTCGATCACCACGGTCTGGAAATTGTGCTCACCTTTGAGCGCGGTTAACGCTTCTTGCACATCCTTGTAGGATTTCGATACTGGGAAGTGATCCGCTTCCAAGCGGCCGAGGCCATCTTCGGTCAGTATGAAAATGGGGTTGGGGGCGCTGGCGCCGAAGGTCGTCTTGCCCAGCCCATGCGGGCCGTAGACCATGATACGTGGTGGCTGGATGCTAGTGTTTCTGCTGATTGCCTGTAAGTTTATAGCCATGATTCCTCCGGTTAAAAGCTGAAAAGTAATACGATGAAAATCCAACCTGCTACGACTGTTGCTACGACGCACGAGGCGGCGCCTAGTATTTCAAAAGTATTCATATCTGCCCCCGATCGTTGGCCATTTCTTGCGCCAGCTCCTCGACCATATCGGTGTCAGCATAATGAGACTTGAGCATCTGTTCGACTTGGGTATACAGGCGCTCGATGCGGGGTTGCAGTGCTTGTTTGTTAGTGCTCAAGACTGCGACCACCAGTTCAAAGGCGTAGCTGGTATCCAGATGGTCTGCAATAAACTCGTAGAGGTCTACTCGTGCCTTGCCGCTACGCGGGAAATGACCGTAGTCCATCGTTGCTTCAACGATGTCGGTGAGAGCGTCGGAGCGGTCGCGCTCGCTCACTATCGCTTGCGCTCGGTTCAGCGGGTAGCAACGCGGGCAATCTTCTGCTCCGCAGTTGCAGCGTTCAGGGGCGCTCATGCTGCCACCTTGCAGAAATTCTCTGCATCTTTGCGATTGCAAAAATAAGCAACTGCATTGCCGCTTGCAGTGCGAACCAAAAAACAGAATTTTGGGCGGTTGTCCCATGTAATGATGAATTTCATTTTGTTTCCTTTTGGTTGGTAGGTCGGTTGGGTGCGCCCCCGAAGGGGCGGCGAGTATTAATTAATAGGTTGTGTTGCAATGATTGCGATGCGATGATTTTTTGATTGATTGATAAAACCAAAAGTGCGGTGCAACGCGATGTGGTGACCACCGGTATACACCGCGTATATTTTGGGATTCAATTGGCGCAAACTTGTTTTTGCTTCGTCAAGATTGTTGCATTTTGTGGCACGCTCGATGATTGACAAAACAAACGGGCTAACGTTTTCGGTGGTTTCAATTTTTGAGAAAAGCATTTTGTTTCCTTTAGGTCGGTTGGTCGGTTGTTTTGCTGCACCTGCTGAAACAGATAGTGCCTACATGTTTACGCCGTGTCAACAACAATATTCAAATTATTTGTGGTATTGTGCGGTTCTTGTCTTTTGGTCAACTGGGAGGGTTTGTGTACATAATGGTGAAAGACGCAGCCGCGAGGCTAAAAGTTAGCCGACAATGGGTTAATACATTGATAAATAACGGGAAAATCTCTACTGCTATCCTGGCCGGTCGGCGGGTTGTTATCGCTGACAAAGCATTTCAGGCGCTGGAGCGAGGGCGCCGGAAGGTGGGGAAGTGACATGACCGAGAATGATCTAGTCGTAGAGCTGCATCCTAAAGTGCTATTAGATGCCGCACTGAAATACGCGATCCGCGGCTTTCGCGTTCTGCCGCTTAACGGCATCCGCGCAGGCGTCTGCACTTGTGGAGATTCTGACTGCCGGTCGCCCGGAAAGCATCCGCTGACTGCTCACGGTGCGACTGAGGCCAGCGCCGACGAGATGACCATCCGCGGCTGGTGGAGCAAGTGGCCGACCGCCAATATCGGGCTGGCTATGGGCGACGCTGGGTGCGTGGCGCTCGATGTCGATACCCGCAATTTGGGGCACTTGAGCTGGGACGCGCTGATACATGCTAACGGCGCGCTGCCAGAGACTCCCACACAGCGCAGCGGTAACGGGTGGCACTACCTGGTCAAGATTGATGCCGAGGCTGTCAAACGCTGCCGCGGCAAGCTGGCGCAGGGTATTGACGTAAAAGCCAACGGATATATTGTGGCCGAGCCATCTATCCATCATTCAGGGCGCCGCTATGCTTGGGACGACGGTCTTGATCTGCTGGCCGGGTTCACGCCGGCCCGGGCGCCGGTCTGGTTGGAACGCATGTTGATGGAGCCAGCCGACACAGGGGCGGCGCCGAGTTCTCCCAATCTCGGCAATTACACCTTGCCGGTGCAGCTTGCAGAGGCAGCAGACGCGCTGAAGGTGCTGGATCACGAGGATTACCATCAGTGGATCGAAGCAGGCATGGCGCTGCACGCTACCAATTTGGGCGACCTGGCTTACCAGGTATGGGTGGAATGGTCAGGCCAGTCGCGGAAGTTCGACCACAAGATTCAGCGGGCGAAATGGCTGTCTTTTTCAACCAAGCGTGTTGCTAGTGTGACGATTAAAACCCTATTTTCCCGCGCTCAGGCGGCAGGATGGAAAAACCCCATGTCAGGCACCAGCTCGGCAACACCAGAACCGGAAGTCACAATTTCCGACCTTGAAAAGCAATTATTGGCTTTTGACGCATTTGCCGATCCATTTACGCCAATACCGCATTTCGTTGACCGCTGGATCCCGCACAACGAAGTTACCCTATTTGCCGGTCACGGTGGCAGCGGTAAATCTTATGTGGCGATGTCGCTGGCCATCCACGTTGCTCTAGGACGCCCGTTCTGCGGTTTGGACACCGTGGCCGCACCTGTTCTATTCTTCAGCGGCGAGGACGGTGCACAGGTCATTTTGCGGCGTTTTCATTCTTTATGTAAGGCGTTGTCCGTGGCGCCAGCAGAGCTGGATGACAAGCTGCTGCTCCTGGACGCATCGGATATTGACCCGGCGCTGCACCGCGACGCCCGCGGCGTGACCGAAACCAAGTTACTCGGCGCCCTGTCCGAGCTGGTCGCCAAGCGCAATATCGGGCTGGTGGTGGTCGATAACGCATCCGACACTTTTGACGATGACGAGATTAAACGCGCAAAGGTGCGCCAGTTCGTCCGCTCTTTGCGCTCCCGCATCGCTCGGCCAGGACGCGCTGTCCTGCTGTTGGCACACGTTAATAAGGTTTCTGCCATTTCAGGCAGGGAGGCGGGCAAAGAGGATTATTCAGGATCCACCGCCTGGCACAACTCGGTGCGCTCGCGCCTGTCGCTTAACGTTGAAAAGGACGAGGATTGCCTGACCATCGAGCACCAGAAGGCCAATCTAGGGCCGCGGGCAAAGCCGGTGCGCCTGCGCTGGCATGACGGTGTGCCGCTGGAGGATGGCAGTTTTACCGATGTTGGCGCCGCCG